TGGGCGGCAGAAGGTTGGTTAGCGGGTGGCCTTGGCGATTACTGCTTCGGCGTGGGCAAGGGCTGCGTGGTACTTGTCGAGCCTGGCGGCCCCGAGTTTCGCCAGTCCGACCAAGTTGGATAGGCTTTCGAGCAGCTCTTCCTGCATCGCACGTTCCTCCCGGCCGATGTCCCAGAAGCGCTGGCCCCAGTGATCTGCCGGTGGCGGGTTGGTGTTTTGTGCGCCGAAGGCCAGGGCCCCGAAAATCGAGTCGCACAGATCGCGCTTGTAGGCGTTGTCGCCGTCGATGCTGGCGCCCATCCGGCGGAGGTTGTTCAGCGTTGCGTCGAAGTCCTCACGGGTCATGTCGATCACGTTCTTGCTCAGTGCGGTGATTTCAGCTTTTGCAGCGTTGAGCCGGTTCAGGTCGGCTTGCCACCCGCTGCGCAGGTACTTTGCGTCTTCCGCATTCTGCTCGGCGAGGGTTTTCCAGTGCTCGACCGGAGCCCACGGACTGACGATCACAATGCAATTCGCCATCGGCACCAGTTCGTTCTGCTTGGCAGCCAGCGTGTCAGCTTCCTCTTTGCTGGCGGCCGCGTACAGATCGTCGGGGCCCTGGGCGTGGACGACATACAGCGCTTCAGTTTCTTCGGACATAGCGAATACCTCGCCCGCCGCTCACCGGCAGGCATGTAGGGGGATTGGGGTTAGGGGTGCTTCATGAACATGATCCAGTGCGTTTTCTCTCGCTTACCGGACTTGTGGCCAAACAGCGGCTGCTCATCGGTAAGGGCAAGAATTTCGCTGACCCGGATCTGGGTTTCGTTCCACTTGAAGATCAGGAACTGGCCGGGCTTCAGAACGCGGAAGCACTCGGCGAACCCTTTGCGCAGATCGTCGCGCCAGTCATCGGTGAGGATTCCGTACTTGAGCCGCAGCCAGCTTTCGCGGCCGGCGCGCACCAGGTGCGGAGGATCGAACACCACCATGTTGAAGCTGGCGTCGGGGAAGGGCAGGTGACGGAAATCCATGATCACATCGGGCTCAACCTTCAGCACCCGGCCATCACACAGCACATGCTCTTCATCGCGGATGTCACCGAACAGTGCGCGCTGGTCGCCTTTGTCGAACCACATCATGCGGCTGGCGCTGCAGGGATCGAGGACTTGGGCGTTCATGGCCTCTGCCCCTTGTAGATGAAGACGTAGGCGAACCAGAGGGTGGCGATCATGGCGTCACCCGCTTGAATTCGACCACCCAGACCCGCGGGTTTGCGTCCCAGTTGCCGCCGACGGATTGCCACAAGTCGCGGAATGCTGGAACCGGGTATTTGTGGCAGGTACCACCTTCGTCGCTCGCGCACCACTCACGTAGCGGGCCTCGGTGAACCCCTTCGGCTGCGGCCTGCTCGTAGGTGATGTCCTGCAACCGCTCGACGCGCACGTCGGTGATCTCCAGCAGGATGCGGCTGTCAGCGCGAAACATATGGATGGATGGTCTGTTCTTTCCGTACTGCTGCCCGTCGGCTGCATACAGCACCTGGGAATAGCCGGCCGGTTCTTCTGGGTCGGGTACAAGGCTGTGTGTCTCGCGCACCCAAAGCCGGTCGCCGCGTCGGCCATATGGGCAAGGTGCGTACTGTTCCAGTTCCTTCGCGCACTCTGCTTCGGTAGATCCAAATACGCAGAAGCCATAGCGCGGGTCTCGCTGGCCTATTGCGCTCCATCGCTGACGATCGCCAACCTGAATGGAGGTGTCCTCTGTAGGGATTTGGAAGCCTTTCACTGCCCGACGCGTGACCGTCTTCCGGCCTTCCAGGATGGCGCGCACCATCGGCGCCGAGAACAGGATGGGGCGTTCTTTGATTGCGCTCATGGTCATTCGCTCCAGCAACTGAGTTCTTCGGCGATTTCCTCGGCGGGCTCGCCGATTTCATTGAGGCGCCCGTCGTACTCGTAGTTGTCGTAGATCACGGCGCCGGTTTCCCAGCAGAAGGCGAGGTCTTTTGGTTTCCACCACCCCATCAGGCTGCGCATGTGCAAAGCGGCGCGGAGAATCCAGTACATTTTTTTCATGCGAGTTCGTCCTTGCCGCTATAGCGGCTGACTTTGAAGGGGGGGGGGTTACAGGTTTTGCGGGCGGAGTACGGATGTACTCCTATCGGGATTTGGCGCTGCGCTTGCGAAACTCGTAAACCATGCTGCGCAGATCTACGAGAGCTTCCTGCATGTCGCCGCGGGCGGAGTCGATATTCTCCAGAAGCTCCCCTTCGCCGTCGTCACCACCCTCATCAACGGCCAGCAGAGCCAGGCCGTATGCCTGGAACTTCGCCAGCACGTCATCGGCTGACTTGGCCATGTATTCGGCGTGCTCGATGGCATAGGCCTCTGGCGGCCGATCGGGCTGGGCGGCTACATTCTTACCATTCACGCGCTCGATGTAGGCGGGCAGTAGTGTCGGCGGGAACGTGTCTTCCCATGGCTTTACGTTGCGTTTGGCCAAGTCCTGGAGTTGAGCCACGTGACCTACGAGCTCGCGCACAAGGCCAGGCCAGTCCGATACGTCGTAGAACTTGCAGAGCACTGGGTCGGGCTCTGGGTTGGCGCCGCGCTCGGCGACAGCACGGTCGAGTTCAGCTTGTGTCGGCACCGGGGCGGCGGCGAGCATGGCGGCCCAGCACAGTTTCGCGCGGAACGCCGCTTGCTGACAGCCGCTCATTGCTCGGTATTGCTCCAACACTTCCTCATCGGTGAAGCATTCGTCTGGCTCCGACTCAAAACCGTCGATCACCATGGTTTCGGTAGGCTCAACCGGAACCAGTTTCCATTGATTGAGATCGTGACCGGTGGCCAGGCTCGGCAGTTTGTTTTCTGTAGGCATGGGGAGTCCTTGCCGGGCCATGCCCGGGCGGTGGAGTGGGGAGTTACTTCTTCTCGAAGGTCTTGGTCAGCGCTGCGTTTACGCTGTTGCCTCGCTTCAGCACGACCCGAGCGAGTGCTGCCCGGTCTTTATGGCTATGGCTGGCCTGGCCGAGTAGGCCGAAGTAGCTGTTGGCCGTCTCGCGCAGATCCTCAGCCGGCGCCGCGGCGGTACGCTTCAGCGCCTGGGCAAGCGACCGCTTGCGAGTCAAGCGCCGCCAAGGTTTGATCACATGCCCAACGAAGTCGACGCCGCGGGCAACGGGCTGCAGGATCGTCTTGGTTGGGTTCAGCTTGGCGCCGAGCCTGGGCAGGAACTCTTCTACCTCGGCCAACCACTGATTGAGCTGCTGCGGCGACTCATGCAGGAACACGAAGTCGTCGACGTAGCGGATGTAGTGCTTGGCGCGCAGCGTGTGCTTAGCGAACTGGTCCAGGGCGTCGAGGTAGACGTTGGCGAAGAACTGCGACGACAGGTTGCCGATCGGCAGACCGAGTCGCGCCGGCTGCGCTACCAGGCGCTTGTGCTGCGGCACCCGGTTGAACAGGTGCGCTGGGCTGCGGGTCTCGTAATCCTCGCGAGGGTCGTGCATGAGGATCTGCGTGGCCAGTGCCAACCACCAGGGTTCGGTGATCCTGGCTTCCAGCTGCTTGCGCAGCACCGCCTTGTCGATGGCTACGAAGAAGTTGGCCAGGTCGCACTTCAGGTAGAAGATCGGCTTCGACCAGTTCTCGCTGGCGCTGCGGATCTTCGACTCAAGGCGCTTGGCTGCGTAAAGCGTGCCGCGCCCTGGAATGCATGCGCAACTGTCCGCTATGAAGCTGGCGTAGAAGCGCGGTGCCACATGGTTGTACAGCAGGTGGTGGACGATGCGGTCCCGAAAGGCCGCCGCCCATACCTCGCGGGCTTTCGGTCGGGTGACCACGAAACATATGGATCGGCCTGGGCGGTAATTGCCGCTGACCAGGTCGTCGTACAGCTCCAGCAAGTTGATCTCCATGTCCTTCTCGAACTGCCGCGCACTTGCGGAGTTCCGCTTGTTGCGCCGGCAGTCGTAGTAAGCCTGGACGAGATCCTCGAACTGGAAAGGGGCAACACTTAAATCTGCGGACAGGGCGCGCGAGCCGCTCGTTGTTCTTGTCGTTGTTGTTGAGCCAGCCATCTTCAAAGTCCATGTTGTAGGCGTTGTTGGCGGAGCGCTGCGACCTGTCGAGCTATCTACATCGCCAAACCGAAGGCAGCGCCGATCAGCTTGGAAACTGCGCCAGACCTACGCGGACGCTTTAGACCGGCGGTATCTGTTTTTGCGCGTGGCGGTGACCCATAGGTCAGCGGCTCGACCAGATTTGGCGCACAGGCAAGAGGGCCGTGACCCTCAAGCAGCGGGCGCGGTTGCGGATTTCTTCCAGGCGTTGGCCTGGCGGCCTATTGAGACCGTCATCATCATTGCTTTGGCGTGCTGCCCCTTGCTGATCAACCCTCGGTTGGTGAGGGCGCGCAGCAGGTAGTTGAGCATCCAAATGCTTTCGAGCAGGAGGTTGATGTGGGGCAGCTTGTCCCGGGTCATGTTGGCCCGGCCGATCAGTACCAGGACCTGTAGGCACTCGTCCCGGATTTTTGCCCCGACAACCTGTTTCAGGTCGCGCGGGATATTGCGCACCAGGTCAAGCGAAAGCCCGAGCAACTCCTCGGCCACCTTGTGGATTTCCAAATCCGTATGCAGCGCCATCCCTGGACTCCTGAAAAGCGAGGGCGCTGCCGCGCCCATGAATGAAGAATTGAATGATCAAATAAACTTTCTGCGGACAGGGCGCGCGAGCCGCTCGTAGTGCTTGACGTAGTAGTCGAGCCAGCCACCTACAAAGAACATGGTGTAGGCGCCGTAGGCGGAGCGCTGCGAGCTGGTCCAGTGGTACGCCTGGGCAAACACGTCCGGCACGGTGATTTCGAGGAAGGAAGCCTCGCGCCGAGCCATGAGGTAGAAGTCCTTGTGCCCATCACGCTCGAAGGCTGCACAGAACTGGGCGGCAGGGTGGTCGTGCTCCCGGTTGCTGTTGGCGAGGTAGGCGGTGTTCGCCTGGCCGTCCCATGGGGATTTGGCGCCGTCAAGTTCATCGCCGTAGCCACCCCACTCATGGGTCGCCTCTGCATCGCTGCCGGTCGGCACAATCAGGTAGTAGGGCCTATCGCCGCCAGGGAACAGGCCGCCGTTCACACCGCCCTCACCGGGCCAATATTCGCCGATGGCTGGGATGCCGCTTGCCGCAATAGCCGGCGCGGCGGTGATAGCCAGCGTTGCCAGCTTCAGCACTACAGCTTCATCCGGGCTGCTGATCATCAGATCGCCGCGGGTATAGGTGGTCAGTTGATTTGCTTGCATGGGATGCTCCTGTGAGCGAGATAAGGGTGCAGGTAGCCGGCGCTTCCCGACGAGCTTCTGGTCTGAGCGCCGTCCTGGCGCTCCCGGGAATCACCTGCGAAAAATCAATGAAGAAATTAATTACTGAATAGGGAGGCTGCGGACAGGGCGCGCGAGCCGCTCGTGGATCTTGTCGTTGTTGAGGAGCCAGCCACATTCAAAGACCATGGTGTAGGCGTCGTAGGCGGAGCGCTGCGTGCTCAGCCAGTGATAGCGATCATCGCGAAGCTCCACCAGGCCATCCGCCTTGGCCGCCATCAGCAACTGACCCTCAAGGCAGGACGGAATAAAGCCGCCCAGTTCCAGCGCTTTTACGGCGATCTCGCTGCCGGCCTCGGCCATGGCGCGGGTGTTCGCTTCGCCGTCGCTGTAGCTGCCGGCGCCTTCGATCTTTACGCCATACTCGCCCCAGGCCCCGCTAAGCTCGTCAGGCAGAAGGATCAGGGCGCGCTCTACGCCGTTGAGCCAGTAGCGGGTTACGAACACACCACCGGCCAGAGGTTGGCCGCGCTCAGGGAGTTCGGCGGCGAGTACTGTTTGCTGTGCTTGCTTGGTCATGGGTTTGCTCCGGGTTAAGCGCCGCCCTCCGGGGTCCGGATGCAGCGAGTAGGGTGGGTTATTCGTCGCCGTCGTCTTCGGCGTTCATTTGAAGCGATTCAGCGAAACCTGCTTGCCGTAATTTGCGCGCCACGTTTTGCGTTATGTCGATTTCGTGGCGCTTAATTTCGAATAGAGGGGAGGACTTCTCCGCACCCAACGAGTGGGCATATGCGATCAGTCGCCATATGGTCGCCCGGTCTTTTGTCTCGCCAAGTTCCGCGGTGAGCGCTGCCAGCCGGTCACGCATTCCCTGGCGGAAGTAGTGTCGGATGATGTCGGATGGCCCTTTGATTCTCGGCGGCGCTGGCGGCAGATCTTCTGCCTTGGCATTGCGCACCAGCAGTTGCACTGCCTCGCCCACTTCCTTGATCTCACGCCAGAGCATCAACTCGTCGAGCATCTGTCGGGTGCCGCAAGGCGTCGTATGCCGCAGCGCCTGTTCGCCAAGTTCCTGCCGCTTCTCGGCCAGCTTGGCTGTTCGTTCTTCCTGGGTCACAGCCATGGCCTACCTCTTCTATTCCGCTGGCCGGCAGTGCGAGCCAGGTTTGACGTTTGCGTTGCTGGATGCGGGCTATGCGGCGCAACGGCTGCCACCTGCTTTTGATTTCGGGTAGTCAATCTCGTATCGATCAACTATCCGGGACAGCGTGGTGTGGATTATGCGTAGCTTTTCGCACGCCTGGCGCCTGCTGAGCCCCTGTTCCTTGCAAGCCTTTATCTGCTCAACAAGAGCAGGATCATTTGTGTAGGTTGGCTCGGGGTGACCGCGCTTGAAACTAAAGCCGAACTCTTTGGACATGCTCAACAGCGTCCGCCTGGCGATTCCTGTAGCGATGATCACTTCCTTCTGGGTGTGAGTCTTTGCGAGCTGCATGACCAGCTCCACGCGCTTCATGCGCTTCTCTTCGCGAAGCTCGGCCGGGGTTGGATCTGCCAGCGGGATAGCCTCAGTCCGGCGCCGCACAAACGGCTTCGGCGCCGGCGGCTCCTGGGGCACATATACGACGGGCTTCGGTGGCGGTGGGGGC